AATTTAGCAAATTATGCTAGCACAAAAGATAATAAGTTTTTAAAAAGAGTTGATAATTTAAATGCTCAAGCATTACAAATTGTAGATAAGACTAAAAAACAATTACCAAAAAAGTTTCAAGGTTTAATAGGATTTAATAAAGTAACTCCAATACTAGATGAAAATGCTACACTGATTAATACAAGCGTAGAAAGAATTGGTATTAATGAAGCAAAATCAATTGTTGGAAAAAAAGGTCCAAAGATTCCATTAAAAGATTTATCAGGCACTAGATCTAAATCAGCATTATTAAGTAGAATTAAAAATGTAGGTAAAGCAGTAGCAAGACCTGTGTTAAGAGCAGCAGCTCCTATTATACCTTTTGCTGGTCCAGCCATCATGGCTATGGGTGCAGCTGATGTAGCAGAGGCAGCAGAAAAAGGAGCCATAGGTTTAGATGAATCTCCAGTTGCATATTATTTAGGTCCTGAAGCTGCGGTAGGTTTAATGAATTTAAAAGCTAGAGCACAAAGAGGAGAACTACCTGATCTAGCAGATGAAACTGACTTTACTTCTTTTCGTAATGGGGGTATAGTTGCCGTCAAAGGTGTAAATTAATTAACAGGAAAGAGATATGGTAGATAGTATAGATAAGTCATTGCCCAACACAGTTGAGGAAATCAAAGACGAAGAGTTTCAAGAAAAAGAAGTACCAGTTCCAGGTGGTGAAGAAGTTATTACAACGGACACAAGCGAAGTTGTTATGGATGAAGAAGGTGGAGCTGAAGTTACTTTTGATCCAACAACGGTCCCTGGTCGACAATCAGATGGGCACTTTGCAAATTTAGCAGAGACAATGGCAGATTCTGATTTAGAATCTTTAGGTCAAACACTTTACGATCAATACACAGAATACAAAGAATCAAGAGGAGACTGGGAACAGTCTTACAGAGAAGGTTTAGAATTATTAGGTTTCAAATACGAAAGACGAACAGAACCCTTCAAAGGTGCATCAGGTGTTAATCACCCAGTGTTAGCAGAAGCGGTTACACAATTTCAAGCTACAGCTTATAAAGAATTATTACCAAGTGATGGTCCGGTTAGAACACAAATTTTAGGTGACGTAACAGTCGATAAAGAAGAACAATCAAAACGTGTTAAGAATTTTATGAATTATCAACTTATGGATCAGATGAAAGAATATGAACCAGAGTTTGATCAAATGCTTTTCTATCTACCCCTGTCCGGCTCTACCTTTAAAAAAGTTTATTACGATGAACTTTTAGGTAGAGCCGTTTCTAAATTTATACCGGCTGAAGATTTAATTGTACCTTATTCAGCAACATCATTAGATGATACTGATGCGATTGTGCATGTAATCAAAATGTCTGGTAATGAATTAAGAAAACAACAAGTGGCTGGATTTTATAGAGATGTAAAATTAAATGAGCCACCAGTTACAGAAAATCAATTAGAAGAAAAGAAATTACAACTTGAAGGTATTTCAAAAGATGGTCAAGAAGATCAATACACACTTTATGAAATGCACACAAATTTAGATTTAGCAGGTTATGAAGACATGGATGAAAATGGTATGCCAACAGGAATTAAATTACCTTACGTCATTACCTTTGCAGATGATAACCAAACGATTTTATCAATTAGAAGAAACTTTAAAGTTGATGATCCATTAAAGAAAAAAATAGATTACTTTGTACAATTTAAATTTTTACCTGGTACAGGTTTTTATGGCTTTGGTTTAATTCACATGATTGGTGGATTAACAAGAACAGCTACAGCTGCCTTAAGACAATTACTTGATGCAGGAACTTTAGCAAACTTACCAGCAGGATTTAAAACAAGAGGATTAAGAATTAGAGATGATGCACAACCTTTACAACCAGGAGAGTTTAGAGATGTTGATGCACCAGGTGGTAATATCAGAGATCAGTTTATGCAATTACCCTTCAAGGGACCTGATGCAACTTTACTTCAGTTAATGGGTATCGTAGTAAACGCAGGACAAAGATTTGCATCAATTGCAGATTCGCAAGTTGGAGACATGAACCAAGCCGCTGCAGTTGGAACTACGGTAGCTTTACTTGAAAGAGGTTCAAGAGTTATGTCTGCTATACACAAAAGATTATACGTAGGATTAAAACAAGAGTTTAAATTATTATCAGAAGTATTTAAAACATATCTTCCACCAGAATATCCATACGATGTTGTAGGTGCTACAAGAAATATAAAAGTTGCTGACTTTGATGACAAGGTAGATATCTTACCTGTAGCTGATCCAAATATATTCTCACAAACACAAAGAATATCTATGGCTCAAACACAATTACAGTTAGCTCAAACTAATCCACAGATACATGACATCTATCAAGCTTACAGATCTATGTATGATGCGTTAGGTGTAAAAAACGTAAATGCAATTTTACCCCCACCTGCACAACCAACACCTTTAGATCCATCTTTAGAAGAAATTGCTGCAATGGGTATGAAACCTTTTCAAGCTTTTCCTGGTCAAGATCATAAAGCTCACATTGATTCGCATTTAAATTTTATGAAATCAAATATGGTGCAAAATTCACCATCAGTTATGGCTGCATTACAAAAAAATATCTTGGAAAGAATAAGTTTAATGGCACAAGAACAAATTCAATTAGAATTTACTAATGAATTAATGCAAGCACAACAGATACAACAGATTTTACAAACGAATCCACAAAATCCACAGCTCATAGCGCAAGCACAAGCGTTAACAATGAAGATCAATGCAAGAAAAGCACAACTCATTGCTGAAATGACTAAAGATTATATGGATGAAGAGCAAAAAATTATGGGTGAGTTTAGTGGTGACCCATTAATTAAGTTAAAAGCAAGAGAAGTTGACTTAAGAGCTAAAGAAAATGAGAGAAAAGGTGAAGAGGCACAGGAAAGAATTGACCTTGACACTGCAAAAGCTCTTATGAACCAAGAAAATCAAGATGAAAAGCTTGAACAAAACGAAAAACTAGCAAAATTAAGAGCAAGTGTGTCATTAGCTAAACAAGGTATGGCTGATAAAAGCAAAATTCACGATTTTGGTAGAAACTTTAGAAAAAAATAGTTATAATTAAACAAATAAGGAGATTAAAATGACTAAAGATTATTTAAGAGGTCAAGGCTACGTTAAAGCACCTAAAATTGAAAAAGAATTAGGTGTTGGTAAAGACGGATACCAAACTGGTGGCGTTGAAATACAAGCTACTGACCCAGATAAGTCTCAAGTGGTTGATGTTAGAGGTACAAAACGTATGAGACCTGACAAAAAACCTGTTAAAGCTACTTGGTACTAATATGGCTTGGTTTAGTTTAGCAAAAATTGCTTTACAAGCAGGAAGCAAGATTTACGCAAATAAACAGAAAACTAAAATGGCTATGTCTGATGCACAATTAATGCATGCAGAAAAAATGGCTCGCGGTGAAGAAGCTTACCAAGGTAAACTACTTGAAGCGAGACAAAACGATTACAAAGACGAATTCGTACTTATAATTTTAAGTGCGCCGATTATTGTTCTGGCATGGGCAGTGATATCGGACGACCCAACTGTAATGGACAAGGTAAATACATTCTTTGAACATTTCAGTAACCTGCCGAAATGGTTCACTAATCTTTGGATACTTGTAGTTGCAAGTATTTTTGGTATAAAGGGAACTCAAATATTTAAAGGAGGAAAAAAATAATGGCAAACCCAAGATTTAACAAACAAGTTGCACAACCTAGAGTCTCTAGAAAAGGCGGAGGTATGGGCGGCAGATCTGGCGATATGATGTATGCACGTGGACAAGGTGTAAACATGAGATCTAAAAGAGTACCTACTGAACTTATGGACAGAGGCGCTATGAAAAAAGGCGGCAAAGTTGGTAAGAAGAAACAAGGTTACAAAGCTAGAAAAGACGAATCTATTGCTATGAGAATTAAGAAGAAAAGAACTGCTAAACAATTAAAAGCTAGCAGAGATGAATCTTACGGAAAATTCGGTAGCAAGATGAAGAAAAAAGGCAAAATCAATAGATAATGCCTCTTACCCCTAAAGGTAAAAAAATCATGAAGTCTATGAAAAAGACTTATGGTAAGAAAAAAGCTGAACAAGTTTTTTATGCGTCTAAAAATAAAGGTAAAATAAAAAACGTAGATAAGAAAAGGAAAAAATAATGGGCAGTATATTTGGAAAAGCAAAAAGAGGTTTTGGAAAAGCACTTAAGCCAAGAGGTCCAGGTGTTATAAGACCTAAACCAACAGACAGGTATGGTCAACAAATGAAACCAAAAGCTATTAGACCTGGCAAAAAAGATGGCGGTATGTTGAAAGCTGTTAAGCCAAGTCAAAAAGGTTTATCCAAATTACCTAAAGAAGTTAGAAATAAAATGGGCTACATGAAAGATGGTGGCAAAGCTAAAAAATTTCCTGACTTAACTGGTGATGGTAAAGTTACTAGAGCTGACGTTTTAAAAGGTAGAGGCGTGTTTGCAGCAGGTGGACAAGCTAGACGTAAAGAAAAATTATTAGATAAATTAGGAGCTACAGATAAAGAAAAAGAATTTTACCTTATCAAAGGTGGGGATGTGTCTAAAGAATTTAAAAAAAGAAGAAAAGGAAAAAAATAATGGCTGGAAAAGGTTTATACGCAAACATACATGCTAAAAGAAAACGTGGTGGTAAGATGCGTAAGAAAGGTGCAAAAGGTGCACCGACAGCAGCTAACTTTGCGAGAGCAAAACAAACAGCGAGAAAAAGATAATGC